GGCTTGTTAGATAACGTTACTGTTGGTGGTGTTCCATTCGGCACTATGTTTAACCAATGGAACAACATGTGGTTCGGAACCGACGACGTGGTAACTGGTTTTGAGACGCAAGAGATTCCGTCACAAGAAGTACCAGGAGGCTGGGTAGACATAGCTATAACAGACACAACTGGTAGTTCTAGCGTAGGAATCACCATGTCTGGTCGCCCGGGAGATCCGCCTATAATTATAGCGATTGATCCGAACGGGACTACTCAGACTGTTCAACGACAACAGTTGCCACCTACCATTATTCCAGCGCGCACGGTAGAAGTCCCAATCATAGAACAGGTCAGAGTACCTATTCCTCCTCCGATTAACTTAACAACTGTTTCCTCTGGTGAAATAATCAGAGACGTTAACATGTCTGAATTTATCAGACCAAGAAGAATATCGTTTTCTGCAACTGGTATGAAGCCAGACACTCTAGTCTATCCATTTTTTGATGGTAAACTAGTTTCTGTTTTCGTGACGCCTTCTGGTGGAACGATTGGTGGAACGCTCAGAACAAATTCAGTAGGTTCAATTTCTGGGACATTTAATATTCCATTCGGTCAGTTCTTCGTAGGCGATCGCATATTTTTGCTGTCGGACGCTAAGAACGCAAACGATACACCTAACCGTTCACTGGAAACAACTTCTGCTGAATCTAGATATAAAGCAGAGGGGTTGGAATTAACTACTACAACTCTAAACATTCCAGTTGCTCTGCCTGATCCTAACTCGCCATTTTGGGGGCAACAAGGGTTGTCCTTAGGACAACCCAATCCTGGCGCCCCGGGGCAAAATTTCGTTAATGTCGCGCCTGCTGCACGCGTAGTCGACCCATTGGCCGAAACCTTTTTCGTAGATCCAGTTATCTATCCTGAAGGTTTATTTATTTCCAAGGTTGATCTTTTCTTTAAAACAAAGGATTCAAACATTCCTCTTATTGTTCAAATTAGAGAAACTGTAAACGGTTATCCTTCGTCTACAGCAGTTCTTTCTTCTACTACAGTTCCTGCTGCAAACGTTAACACTTCCGAAAATGCAACAACACCAACAACCGTAACATTTCCGCACGTGGTTTTTTTAAGACCTGGTGAATATGCGATCGTCCTAATCGCTAACTCAAACAACTATGAAGCTTGGGTTGCTCAGATCGGCGAGCAGCAGGTTGAAACAACAAAGATTATCTCTGAACAACCTTATGTTGGTTCACTGTTTAAATCTCAGAACGCAAGCACCTGGACTGCAGAACAAACCCAGGATTTAATGTTTAAGTTGTATCGTTGCAGCTTTGTTACAGGTACAATGACAACAGTATTTACCGATTGGGACGCAACTGCTGGCGACAATGTTATCACAATTCCAACCGACAAGAATAAACCTACAAATGGTTCTACTGGATTTGACCCAGGCGGGTCAGGAGTTGTAGACGCAACCAACAGAACTATCAATATTAATTTTCATCCATATAAAAATGGTTCAAAAGTAACTTACACTGGTTCAACTGGTTTCTTAGGTGTTCCATATGGTGATTATTATGTCCATAGAATGAACTCTGATACGATCAAACTCTACTATAACGAGGCTGATTCTTTAATCGGCGGTGCTACAGGATTGGTTCCTATCGTACCAGAATCAACTCCAGGAAAGAGTAACGTATTTAGTAATGGCGCGCGTGTTCTGTATCTAAACAATGTGTTCTTGAACTATATTGTCCCGGATTCAAGTGTATCACTCCCGACTTATATTAACAACGGTTCAACATTAGAAGATTCAAACATCTTTGAAGATACTGCAGTTCTTTCTCAGGATGTTATTAAGACAATCCCTGGAGCAACTGGAATTACCTTTAACAGAAAGTTAGAAGGTGTGGGTTTGGCCGATGTATTTATGGTTCCTGCTGGTTACTTTAATCCATTTTCAAGTGCTACCGTTACGTTGTACGCAAAGGGTGCAACTGGTGCGCTTGATCCAACCTACTCAACAATTGTTCCCAACAAGAACATTGAATACAACTACCAACACAACATCAGCGCTTCTGCTGAATCGTTCTTAACAAAGATTGAGGCAAAGGTTACTAACGAAAATGTGTCGCCTGTAATTAATGCCAGCAGACAATCAGTTTGTCAGATTGAAAACATTATCAACTATGACGATACTGGTGAAACTGGAGTTTCAGGTGGAAACGCTCGGTCTAAGTATATCACAAGAAACGTAAGACTTCTAAATGATTCTACTTATGCCAAGGTATTTTTAACCGTCAACAGGCCTTCTGGATCTAATATAAGAGTTTATTACAAGATTAAATCTTCTTCGGATTCAGAATCGATTGAGCAAAAGTCCTGGATCTCAATGGTACAGAATACTCCTGATTCCAGCAACTTCTCGCCAAGTTCAACTGAATTTATAGAATACACCTTTTTACCAAGTACTGATGCTGAATATACAAAAACTACCTTTGCAGGAACAAAGATGATCTACAAGGCAGGCGAGGCTACTTATGAAGATTTCGTGGAGATCAAGTTTAAAATCGTCATGACTTCTGATAATACTTGTCATGTTCCAAGGATTGCTGATTTTAGAGCAATTGTATTAGAGTAACTATATGCGAATAATTAAAACAGAAAACCCTAAAACCGTTCGCGATATAAATTCTAAAGCGATACTCGTAACCGACAATTCAGCTCGGGAAGAGTATCGCCGCAGGGTTCAAGAAAAACAAATGATTCAGTCGCAAATAAATACTCTTAAGGATAACGTCGACCAATTAAAGACCGACTTAAGCAAAGAGATCTCTGACCTTAAAGATATTATTTTAAGTGCCATCTCGCAAAAAGGAAATATTTAATCTAAATGCCATCAACAATCAGTAGATTAAAAAACACGGATTCACTGGGTCAGTGGGCGGATAAAATCAATGCACTGATTGGTTCATTAGAAAGCTTTTTAGCAACTGGTGGTACGTTCACGTCATCGGCTTCTGTTACTTCTTCTGATTTACTTGTTTATGATGCAGGATGGAAGAACAAAACTCTTATCGGTGAAATCGTAATCGACACGACATTTTCCAGCGCTTCTCAGTTTAAGTATAAAATTGAACCAACTGCAATAAGCAATAGAACAGCCATTACATCTGTTGAAGCGAACGCGGATTATCTTTTGATTTGGGACGCAACAGATTCTGCTCTTAAAAAGGTTAATCCTCAATATATTGCAAGCCCAGGTGGTTCTGCTGGTCAAGTCCAGTTTAATCAAGGCGGCACAACCTTTATGGGTGCCACTGGGTTTACATTTAACGGGACTCGCCTTTCGGTTCCAACTCTATCGGTTAATACGAACACAATCTATGTAGACGAAGTAAACGGAAGAGTTGGTATTGGTAACTCTACACCAGCTTATACTCTAGACGTTACAGGAAATACGAATACTAGCGTTGCGTATCTGATTGGTGGAACTTCAGTCCTTTCTGCAACTACGTTAGGTTCTGGTGTTGTTAATTCTTCCTTGACATCGCTTGGAACTATTACAACGCTAAACGCTGGAACAGGAACTTTCTCAGGATCAATTTCTGGTCTTTCCTTGACCGTATCAAATGCTGTTTCTACAGCAACCCTTTCTACTTCAGGTAATGTAGGAGTCGGAGGAACTTTTGGTGCCACTGGAGCTGTTACGTTTGGTTCAACGCTAGCAGTAACTGGTAACACAACTGTTGGTGGAACTTTTGGTGCCACTGGAGCAGCCACTTTTTCTTCTTCTGTTGCTGTAACTGGTGTTTTAACTGGTAGAAGAAATATTATAGGAATAACAACAGGCGCAACCGCTGTTGCCCAAACAAATTATGTTATCGGTGCCACAGGATTAACGGTTACTCTTCCAGCTTCACCCACAAACGGGGACGTGATTGGTTTTATTCCAGCAAATTCTTCGATAATTAATTATACAATCGCTAGAAACGGAAGATATATTATGAACGTCGATGAAAATCTAACTATAAACGTATGTACTCCATTTAATTTAGCTTATGTTGCCACCACAGGCGCGACTGGCTGGGTACTTTCATAAATAGTTTAAGGAAATAAAGGAAAATTAAAATGGCGAATTTAACAGATTTTATAAGTAATCCTGCAGTAGTCACACAAAACGCAAAAACGGCAACATATACATTAATAGCCACTGATACAGGCAAGCATATTAGTATTACAACTGGAGGCATAATAGTTCCTGCTGGTGTATTCAGTATCGGGAATGCAGTTACTATTTATAACAACTCGGCTACAAGTCAACTAATCAATCAAGCTGCTGGTACAGTAATGTATCTGGCTGGCAGCGGGACGACTGGAAATAGAACTCTGACACAAAGAGGACTGGCTACTATTTTGTGTGTCGCATCAAACACCTTTGTAATTGGCGGAAATGGTTTAAGTTAAAGTACTATGTCACAACGATTAATGATTGGTACAAATTATAAATCTGGAAGTCAGGCTTTTACTACTGTCGGGACTTTTACTTTTACTGTTCCTCCGGATGTTTTTTTAATTACTGCGCAATGTTGGGGAGGCGGCGCGGCTGGATCGAATATACATGATTACCCGCCCATGGCTGGGGGCGGAGGAGGAGGTTTTGGATACGGTTCAGTAGCTGTTGTTCCTGGTAATACATATACTGTAGTTGTTGGATCGGGTGGAAATCAATATTTGCAGGTCAAGAATGGTTCTCCGAGTTATTTTAATAACGTAAATATAATCTCGGGTGGCGGCGGCAACGGCCAAACTGGAGGAGGCGGTGTAGGTTCACTTGTATCAAATGGTGCAAACGGTGGAAATGGCGACTCCAACTCTGGCACCGATTCATGTTTTTTGGGGTTTAACGAGTGGGGTGTACCACAGTGGGCATATTACGATTATTATTGGTGGAATGGAGGTGCTGGAGGTAAAGCGGGAACCGTTTCTGGTTACGGCGTAGGTGGCAATGGCGGCACGGGTGGTAATTACTCTTACGGTGGGTGCGACCAGATCACGTATGCCAACTACGCTGGCAACGGCCAAATTCCAGGTGGTGGAGGTGGAGGAGGTGCATCGACAAACCAGGAAACGTACTGGGGAGGCTCTGGAGCTAGAGGACAAGTGACGTTAACTTGGTAAACAGATAATAAAAAAAGAAAAGGAAATATATGATAACTTACGAATGGTATTTTAGCGATTTAATGGTTAAGCCATCTGAAAATGGATTGACTGATGTTTTATACATCGTACACTGGCAGTTTAAAGGCACAGACAAGAACGGCGTCTTCGGAGATCAAAGAGGTTCTTGCCAGCTTCCTGCACCAGATCCAGCAAAGTTTTATCCATATTCGTCGCTCACAAAAGAAACAGTAGAAAAATGGGTTGAGACAAGTATAGGTTATACTGCAATTTCAGCTTTTGAAAATGCTATTGCAGAACAAATTAAATTTCAAACAAATCCGCCCTTTATCAGAAAAGATGCACCATGGACTCTATAGAAGTTTAATCTTTTTTTTACATGATTTATACAGGAATTGATTATTCTCTCACATCACCTGCGGTGTGCGTTTACAACGACGCACACCCTTTTTCTTTTTACAATTGTCAGTTCTATGTAATGTCTGATAAGAAGTTAAAGTGTCAGTTACCTGTTAACATGTATTTCCAATCTCATCCTAAGTGGCACGACACGAACGAACGTTATCATAATATCGCTTCTTTCTTTATACCGAACATAGAATCCTCGAAAAAGATTTATATCGAGGACTACGCCTTTGCTGCTAAGGGTAAAGTGTTTCATATCGCCGAAAATACACAAGTTCTTCAGTACAATCTCTGGAAAAAGAACATTTATTATTCAAAGATTTCTCCTGCCACGCTAAAAAAGTTTGCTACTGGTAAAGGTAACGCCAACAAAGAAGCCATGTACGAATCTTTTAAGGAGCAAGAAACCGTTGACCTGAAATGGATTTTCGGGTTAAAGAAAACAGACTCACCGATTTCTGATATAGTTGACGCTTTTTTTCTTTGTAAATACGCTGTCTCTAATTTATAAATAGATATATGTCAGAAAATATGTCAGAAAAAAAATGTTGCCCTCCTGCAACAGTGAATGTAATGGTTCATGCTGAAAATCTAAATCGCGCGGTGATGAATACACAGATTTCGTTTGGGCCTAGAGATGTTACTGCATCAAATTCTCTATTCTGGGAAGAAAAGGCAACGCGGTGGGAAGTAACTACAGACGAAGCAAGAAAGAGAAGATGTACCTCTTGCGAACATTTTGATACATCCCCTGATACTAACAACTGTCTTAAGTCTGGTATCTTTTCTATGTTAATGAAATGCCGTCCCTGTGTTAAAGCTGGTAAAAAGGCATATTGTTCAAAACACAAATTTATTGCTACTGAATTCAGGGTATGTAACAACTGGGAATACAAAAAGTAAGGATCTCTATGAAATCATTTTCCGAATATTCCAATTCACTTTCCTATCACCTGGAAAACAAGATTCCTCTGTCTGAAAACGTATTCAGATATGGGTCTCAGTCTTACTTTGATCTTATTAATGAAGCCAGAGAATTACAGGAATTGTTAGATCTATCGGAGACTGACAGAGAAATCTTGGCTACTGATATCGGAACGTTTGGTATCTACAAAAGTAAAGAAGTTCCTCTGGACCTTCCGTTTATCGCTGAAGCTGAATACAAAGGCAAAGAAGTTGAGTTAAATAAACCAAAACGTGGCGGCAACAAAAAGTTCTATGTCTATGTAAAAAATAAAAACGGTAATGTCATAAAAATTGAGTTCGGTGATACCTCAGGACTAAAAGCTAAAATTAACGACCCAGAAGCTAGAAAGTCTTTTGCTGCTAGACACAAATGTGAATTAACAAAGGATAAGACAACTCCTGGATACTGGTCGTGTCGTTTGCCATGGTGGGCGAAAAGCTTGGGTTTAAGCGGCGGAGGGAATTTTTTCTGGTAATAAATAATATCATACTATGACATTTTTGGATACCAAACTAGAAGATTCCCTTTTTATACGCGAGTTCAACGAAGACGTTGATGTGACTGAGTTGTATTGGCACCGAGACAAACTAGACCGTGAAGTAGAAGTTCTAGAAGGCGAAGGTTGGAAGTTGCAGTTCGACAACCAGTTACCTTATGAACTAAAAGTAGGTGATGTTTGCTTTATCCCAGCAATGATTTTCCACCGATTGTGGAAGGGTAACAGTAAGTTAAAGTTAAAGATAAGAGAGAGCTAAATGTCCTTTACGCCATCTACATATGATCGTTCGTTGCAACCGTTATTTAAGATGACGTTTGACAAGATCCGGAACGTCACCTTTACTTCTTACTCGGTTAGTCTACCACCTGTTTCTTTGAACTCAGTTGTACACCCTACTCCTTTTCGTGATAGGCCAATCCCAGGTGACAAGCTTAACTTCGAGACTCTAACGTTAAACTACATCGTCCAAGAGAACCTAGCAAACTACAAAGAACTCTTGAACTGGATGAGTGGTCTTGGCAGAACAACAGATACTGAAGCATATAAGCTATACAAAAATCAAAATCAGAATCAATATTCAGATGGACAGTTAACTATTCTATCTAATAAGTACAACCCTATTGTAAAAGTTACTTTCGTTGATTGTTGGCCAACTTCACTCGGAGCACTTTCCTATGATGCACAGGCAACTGACGCAACAGTTGTGACTTCTGATGTTACATTTAATTATTCACACTTCACTATCGAGTCATTATAACAAAAATCTAAAAAGGACCAAAACAGAGATGGGAAAGATGTTGTCGTTCAAAAAGTTTAAAGCAATCTTACAAGAAGCAGAAGAGCTAGAAGAGGCGAATCTCGGTTCACACCCAGATAATTACCCTGAAGGTTCAGTTGTGCGCCTAAACAAACCCTTCGTCATCGGACCCTACAAAGAAGGAACTCTGTTCACGGTGTTATTCATTGGTCCTGAGAAAGATAAAAATATAACTCAAGTCTATCCTACCAAAGTCAGCACCACGAAAAAACCTGTTTGGATTGGGCTACAAGACGAATCTGGTGATAAGTTCCAAGTGATGTTATCTAAGTCTCTTGCAGATTCTTATTTCCTTAAAGGCAGTAAAACTCGAGGAGGAGAGACAACTTCCGTTATATTCGCGAATAAAGAGTTGACCCCAGATAGCTTGGGGTTCGCCGACAAGACCTTGACAAGCGACGGTATCATTTCTCTTCTTGAAACGAACAAAAAGCTAAAACCAGAAGAAAAGAAATTTTTGGTATACCTTGCTAAAACAGTCAACGGTAAGGGAAGTTCGTTCAATATTACCGTCCCAGAAAAATTCTTGAGTGAGTTGAACGTTATTTCAAAAGACTTCGGTGAGATCTTGAGTGCTATTTGGCTACTGAATAATGAAACAGGATTGACAAAAATCAAATTTCCAGATATTTCAAACTTACCTTTCATCGATCTCTATGGTGTCAGTAAGAAAACTCTGGAACCATATTCAGTTAAATCCGAAGGCGGATCGAAGGTTTCCATCGGTAATATTCTTGATAGCATCGACGATGTTATCAAGAACCCAACCAAAGCAACAGGGATTGAATTAAACTTCACAACCGAAGAATCAGAAATCATTTCTTCTTTGAGAAAAATCATATCCCTTTCGATGAAAGACGGGATGATTGAAGGCCACCGTATATTACAAACTGATGCGATTAAAGAGTTGTCTAAGGTGATGAACGTGCCTGTTGCGAAAATCACAAACAAGAAAATAGATGAATGGGCTAAAAATAAAACAGCGCAACAACTCAAAAAACAACTAAGTACTTTCTACACCAAGGCGAATTCTAGACCAACGGAGAAAATGTTTGAATCGGGTAGAGAACCAAATCGCCTGATTGTTGGTCCGCTAGGCGAATCCCTGAGGCGAGAACTCAATATCCGAAAACCCTATCTTGATGTACTAAATAAGATAGCAAATTTAGTTGAAGCCTCGCAAGTGAATATTTCGATCAAACCCAAAACGATAACGTTTTCTTTGGCCAAGTTCAGGGACGCTAAGTTCGTTTTTGGTTGGGCTGGTTACTCAGGCGGGAATAAACTTGGATTCATAAAAACCAAATCATAAGACTTTAAACAAAGTCTTCGTGATCGTAGCATCGAGTTAGCTCGATATCGTTCAATTCGAATACATCTTTAAACGAAAAGAAATTAGGTCCATGTGTCATTCGGGAATAGGTTAACTGTTCCCACACATGGACCATTTCGTGCGCCAGAATTGCAATAAAGAAATCGCGATTGACGTATTCAGGAAGTAACTTTATCTTAAATCCTGTTATCTTTTTGTACTCACAATAAGCCCACCACTTCATCGGAATCTCTCCGATATCAAAATCAATATAAGAAGATGGCGGTAGTTGGGAATTAAATATGGCTTTATTCAACTTCGTGTAGGCTGTTTTAGCACTTCGCTCAGTTGGCTTATAAGTCACATTCGTTCTCCCTAAAATTTCTTTTTACCAATAGAATATTTAGAGATCAATTCCCACTTGTCTTTTTCACCATACGACAAGATCTTGATTTTGTTATAGGGACAGAAGTTCTTTACCTGTTCCATATCAACAATCTTGCAAAGACCCCATTCGTTTAATAGCATCGCAATAGCATTTCTACGTTCTATATCAGAATCATCCATAGTAGACTTGCGTCCGTCAAGAGCAAACAACTCTTTAAAATGCACGATGTAATACTTGCTACGTTTGTGCAAGATATGACAGGACTGATATAATTTACGTTCTTTGTTAGAGGCGATACCAATTCTAGTCAGGGTTTCCTTTATTTTTAGAAAATTGTCCCTTGAATCTAGAGTTACCTCGACTAGCGATTCAATCATTTCTTAATTCCACCTTTATCCAAAATCTGTTTGATGTTCTTTAAATCATCTTTTGAAAGCAGGGGAAGTGCTTCTTTGGCTTTTGCAGTTGACAGACCATAATAATCTTTGATCAACTGGATCTCTTCAGGAAGCTTATATTTCAACCACGGAGAGAATCTACTCTTCTTCCGAACTGCGTTCAGAAGATATTTATACTGTAGTTTCTTATCTAGATCAGAACGCATATTCATTTCATTTGCGTGAAGGATCGTGTCTGGATAATACGAGAAGCATCTATTCACAACAAAGGGAGGGTAATCTGACTTGTTGTAATCGTCAATCAGATCCTCGTCCTTTGTAATGTTGATAGACTTAAGAATGTCTTTTAGCTCTGGCATGGTTTATTTAAATTGGCATTCAGCCATGATTAGGATAAACATCGCTGAAAGGTTTAATTCCATGTCTGCTACAAAACATGACTTGTGAGCATAATCAGCCAGAATAATAATCGCCTGAGGAACAGAAGCAGGTTCAAGATGATCCTCCAATGAATCAAACACAGTACGTATAATCTGTGTAGGATCATTATCTAGATTCTCATTTACCCACTTCCGCATCCCACCAAAGTCTTTGCTCTTTAGCGAGTTTACTAGATCTTTGATTGTTACATCTTCAATCGCCGCAAGGATACCAACGTCGATTTTTCCTCGCTGGGTTGAATAACGCTGTAACTCAGAGATAGTTTTACGAAAGTCTGGATAGAATTTCATAATAACTTCCGCAACAACCTTCTTGTCGAACTCAACACCCTCTTCTTGCAGAATATTAGAAATGCGATTCATTAATTGCGCTGCTAGTTTGGGTTTCTGTGAAGAGGGAATGTTGAATTCGAACACGGTGCAACGCGAGATCAATGGATCAATAATCTTCATCTTAAAGTTGCAGGTAAGAATAAACCTACAATTAGAAGAAAACTCTTCCATGAAATTACGAAGCGCAGGTTGTACCGACTGGGCATTCATGTAGTCTGCCTCGTCAATAATAATAACCTTTAAGCCGCCTGAAAGAGAAACAGTTGACGCGAACGACTTTAATTTCTCTCGCAGAGTGTCAATGGTTCTACCCTCGTCAGAACCATTTATAACCATCACATCACAATTTAATTGATTACACACAGCCTTGGCGATTGTAGTTTTGCCCATCCCAGGCTTACCTGTCAGCAACATGTTCGGCAGATCATTTTTGTCAACAAACGCCTTAAACGATGCCTTGATATCGTCAGGCAAGATACAATTGTCAATCGTTTGCGGTCTGTGCTTTTCCGTCCATAATGTATTAACTTTCATAATATAGTATACCTTATCAAAACAACTAAGTCAATTAAATTGGTAAAACAGAGACTACACGAGAAGGTGCAGGGAAGATATCTTCACCGTTGAATTTTTTCTTCGGTGACTTAAATTTTGACCTAGAAGCAACAACAATCTCGGTGTTATCTTCGATAGAAGTTCCAACAAAAGGACCTCTTTTTTTAGTATTTAACTCAGAGTTACAACACCATTCTGCCTTACTAACAGGCTCTTTTCTCTTCTTTCGGAAGAAAGAAGAAGGGTCTTGTAAATTGGCTGTTTCGTGCGACCGAATATAAGTGTACTTCATCAGAACCTCTGGTTCACTCAAATGCATCCAAGTAGAAAAATCTATTTCTGGATAACAAATATGTACTGGGTATTGTCGTCCCTCGATATCTTTGTGCCAAGAGATCAACTTGTCTTCCTTTTGTAGTTCTTTTAGAACACAAAGAAATTTCCCGTACAAGGGATTATGTTCCTCGATCTTATAATTCTTTAGATGAGAAAAGTTTTGGTTAGGCATATATTAGAACTTTGAATCAGCCTCAATAGCAATGTAATACTTCACTGGGCGGTTCTTTGACTCGAATGTCGAAATACCCTTTGAAGAAATCTTTACTTCATAATCGTCTTGAATAAACTTCAGATTAGCGATCTTCATGAGAGCCTTGAAGTCACCCTTAGAAGTACCAGCAACATTAAAGATTGCAGAATTAGAGGTTGGATTAGACTTGTCAAGATCAGTGATAATAATTTTGCCGAGCTCGGAAGAGATGCAAACATCATCAACAGAAAGAACCTGAGAACATTTAATTACCTCCGTCAGAACAGTTGAAGTAAGTTCAAACGTGACTTCTGTGCTAGGAAGGTTTATGCGTTTGGTTGGAGTTAGCAGTTGAGAAATATCCGTGTACAGATACTTGATCTTATTATTCCCTGATATCAATTCGAGATGCTTTTCATCCAGAGTGACGTCAGGATCTTTGGTAATAGAAACACATCCTAGTAGTTTGCGTAAATCATAGATACCAAAGTCACGATCAAACGTAAAAGGAACAATAGCTTCAGCCATCATGGTTTTATTTTCTGACATTGTACGAATTTCGTTGCCTTTACGAACAACAATTGAATTGTTGATCTGAGAAAAGTTTGAGAGTACATCAAGTGTAAAAGAATCGAATTTTGACATAATTTTAGTTTATTACCTCTTTCAATAATTATTATACTATAATTTCTAACGTCCGTAAACTACTGGACTAATATTTAAATCAAAAAGTTCAGGGAAAGATTTGATGATAAACGAACTAGTAATCTTTGATGCTGGTAATTTCTTCTTGAGAATCCAGTTAAATAATAGTTCAGAATCATCAACATGCATTCCTTCAAGCATCTGAATCAATTTTGCTTTTTTGCGTTCGAACGGAATGTTAACTTCATCGCAAAGGACATAGATTCTACGACATTCTTTGTCGATATTCGTGTCAGTAATACCACGTTGATTGTTGAGTCGCTTCCATTTAACGTCTGAGAAATCGGGGAAGACAATCTTAGGGTTAAAGACACAAGCCAATAAAATGCGAATAGAAGGACGCATATGGGCTCGCAAAAATTCTGCTCGTTCCTTTACTGTGTCAATCAGATTCGCTTCCGCAAAAATTTCAGAAGGTGGTTTCACGTATGCCATTAAAATTCTCCATGTGCTGTAAGTAACAGTTTCAGCTTATTATTTATCAGGTAAGGATAAACCTTATCCTTTGATCCTGTCATCGGCTTCTTAAACTCTGCTAGAATCGCATCTGAAACCATATCAGGAATACAGTCAAAATCAATAAGAACCTTGTTGCGCTGATAGTTGGGATTTGTTTCCAACGCTTCGATAATCTTGTTTGTTACCCTACGCTGTCGTTTACCAGCGACAAAGGTGTCGTCTTCGGAAGCAATGTTAGGAACGCCGTCACCTGAGTCTCCGTAGATAATCTTTTCTCTGAGAAATTCTACAGAGTTTTCTTCGGTGATAAACTTCTTTTGAACAGGAGAGTATTGCTGGACGTTAGGGTACTTGAACAGCTGAACGAAATCGTGATCACCTGAAACGATAAGGATCTTCTCGGATTGACAATAGGCGCGAGTGAGAACAGCAATCACGTCGTCGGCTTCACAACGCGGAACGGCCACGAATTTGTAGGGGAAGACTTCGCGGATCTCGTCTTTGATCTTGTTGAGCGACTGGAAGATTACGTTCCAATCGTACAGAGAAGACTCCTGTGCCTTTTTGCGGTTTGCCTTGTAGTAAGGAAAGAAGTCTTTGCGCCAGTAGTTGTAGGTGTCGTTGCATAAAACAATCTCACCAAACTCGTGGCCAAACTTAGTCTTGTAGGAACGAATAGAATTCAGAACCATGTGCCGCAGAAAGTTCTCTTCGACGTTCTCACTTTTGGTAATATTGATTTGCTGCATAAGGTTTGACAGCACAACCTGATTTAAGTCAACAAGGATCATAATTATTTAACTTTCGCGTATTTGGAGCTGACCGTCAGAATCGAACTGACAACCTTCTGATTACAAATCAGATGCTCTGCCAATTGAGCTAGGCCAGCGATTCTGGATTGACCTCGTCGGTGGATCGCGCAACTTCCAAACAGCAGCGGCTTTACAAGGAAGATAGAGAGAGAACAGAATCTTCCAAGAGTCGATCGATCGACTTTCCGATATCGCCATACTTGGCTTATTCGCGAGGTCAATGTCAAACTATATTTAGGTCCAGCGTATGGAGTTCTTAGCCAAGTTCGGAGGTCCAGACCAACGGAAGTCGGATCCCTTATACTTCGCTTCAACAATTCGCTGAGCCTGGAACGGAGACGAAGCGTATACAACCTCTTCTGTCAGACGTCCTTTGATGTAGTAACGGCACAAGTAATCACCAGTCATAATTTATTCTACCTTTTCTTTTCTAAAACCACAACAATCTTTTTGGTGATCCTGGCAGGACTCGAACCTGCGACTCTCGCATTAAAAGTGCGGTGCTCTTCCAACTGAGCTACAGGACGAAATCTTCTACGCGGTTTTGTCCAAGTTCAGCAGGTTCATCCAGATAATGCACGCAAACTTGGAACGAATCATACCATCGACCGTGGCCTTCGGTCTCTTCAAAGGAGGCGGCAGCTTCGACAGCCGCTTCTCGGGTGGAGTACACGCCCAGCACATCAGCACGCCACCAGCCAGTCACAACACCGAACAAAACAAACAAATCCATAATTTTCTTTTCTCCTTTAATCAACCTTATAGAACTAGTATAGCGCATTGGCGCAAAAAAAGCTAGAACTATATTTCCTTTAGAATCAATGACTTGCAGCTAAACTATTGATTCTAAAGGAAATAAAAATTTAGGCTCCAAGGAACAAGTACTCACGCCATTCTGCGCGGGAGGCTCCTAGATTTCGCAGGATTGCTCTGTAGTTCAACTTTGGTGATTTGTTGAACAATTTCATTCCTGCTTCGGCTGGCGTCTTGTTTCCCTTTTTTGAATTACAGGATTTGCAAGCCGTTACCAAATTGTCCCAAGAATATTCTCCTCCACGCGAACGTGGTATGACGTGGTCGATTGTACCGCTATTACCAAACGTTTGTGTTTGACAATATTGGCAAGTCCAGTTGTCTCTGGCAAAAATATTTCGCTTCGATAGCCTGTATATTCTATGCGGAATTTTATAGAAGTTCAACAGACGAACAACTGAAGGAATCACGATTTGGCTGGTGACGCCACGCCAGACTTCTTCTGAATACTTCTCAGCAATCGCGACACCACGAACAAGAAGCTTTATAGCCTTGCGCGGCGACACAGTCTGGATTGGTTCATACGCTCATGCTTTAGTTACCTCATAATAAAAACTATCGGTATCTTCGGTAACCCATCGATCAGCAACTGTTTCAACCGATAGGTGTTCCTGATCAACTTTTATTTCTTTAGGCGCGATTGGAAATTGTTTTGTGACCCAATTACTATCTCGCCAAAACAGGCGATTGTTTGGTTGACATAATAGATAACCGTCATCGGCGACTAGTACGTGACCGCACTTATAATCAGACGGCTCTTCACTATATGGATTATTAAACCAATCGATGGTGAAAAGATATGTTGCCCAAATTTTTCGCTTATCTCGCAGTAGCACCTCGGCACGTTTTTCTTTTAAAAAATCAAATTTCGTAATCGTACAATACTCGCCAAAACAATCCCACAATTGCTTGTAGTAATAGGGAATATCTTCTGTTGGTGGCTTTAGATAAATTTCGCTCAAAGGCACTCGACTACGTAACATTCCATAGTCGGTCATTAAATGAAAAGTCAATATTTTCGAGGAAATAGACTGCACACCAAACGCATATGCCTCGTGAAAGATATCACGATGCGCCTCGTTCTTTGTAAAATGCGACTGACGAATCAAGCATTTAAATGCAGGAATATCAATATTGACCATTAGAATATTATTATACCTTTTTTTTCTAAAATTTAACTACTTTTTTCTTGGTCCTCCCATCAGGATTCGAACCTGAACCTTACGGTAATCTGCCGCTAATACTGAATATAAATCAGCTGTTCTTCCAATTGAACTATAGGAGGAAATTTTTCTAAGAATCCAAATACTCATTATACATATGAGCGTATTTGGAGTTAAGATTGTTCACCATCTTATGCTCTCTAACAGATTCAGGATCGAAATGTTCCTGTACTTTCATGGAATCGTCAATACTCATTTCCTTTTCACCAGAATACTTCCAGTGCCAAGCCTTACCAGTATTCTTATTGAACTCCCAGCCATTTTCTACTAAGAAATTAATCGTTGTGTCGTTGCTCATTTACTTTACCACTCGCAGGAGAATTGTTTCCTTATTGATCCTTCCATTTGCTTTCAAGAAACCAGTTGTGAGATTATCGAAAACCTTTCGAAGCGGAACCTTACCTGATCTCAGTACTTCTGGAACAGTTACTTCAGGCTTCCGTAACTTCTTGGACTTTGTCTCAGCTTCGTTGATATTTAGCAAGGTAGAACCTTTAACAGACAAACCTTCATCCGAAACGTAGTTAGTAAGTATGCGATACTTTGTGTTATAAACCCAGAGCGAAGTTGCACCGATAATGATAGTCGGATCAATAGATTCTAAATTCAATTCATTGAACGACTTCATGTATTTTAAATTCTTTACAAGCTTTTCGGGAGGAATTACTTTCTTCTTTCGAGGTTTGCGGTCACCAGCTGACTTTGTAGTACAAATCTTTGTGCTAACAATGTCAGTCATTAGTTCAATGAAAACAGTTTTCTTTTTCTTATTGAACGTTGAATATCCTTCATTTAATTCTGGATCAGTTTCTGAGGCAATCAACTCATCCAGCACTCGTTTAAAGCGAGTCTGAATCGCTTCTTGTGCTTCCTTTGAAATTTTATTATTACGAATCCAGGAGGCTGCGTCGAACGTAGTCTTACCAGTCTCGATGAATCCATCAATCACCATATCAATATGTGCGATAGCTTCTGCGATATCACGGCGCACTGCTGCTGCTTTAGTAGCGTTGCGTTTCTCTGCAGCCGCAGCTGCGTGTTTAGAAAGTTCTTCTCCCTCTCGTAGAATCTTTTCCTCGAAGGCCTGAAGCTTTTCGCGTAATGATTCTGATTGTACTCCACGCGACCACAACCGAGCAATGGATCCTGCAGTTATAAACGACGACTCAGAAACCAAAGAGGCAAGCTGCACGTTTCCTCCTACTGTTTCTAGGTACTGCAGGAACCACTTCTTCTTCTCTTCTTTCTTCGGAGAATAGTTATACCAGTTTAAAGCGTCGCTGAACTCAGACGACCAACCTGCTGCGTTTGTGTCTAGCAGATTCTCAACAGAAGGCTCCTTACCATACATTGCTTCTTTTTCGTTTGCTATACGCATATTTAAATTACAGTCTTTCGCTCCAGTGACAATATTCTTTTTGTATTCCCTGCTCTACAGCAGATCTGTACCCAGCCATGTACGCAGCAATTTCATCCGCGTCGGCTAACTCCACCCTTTGGTAACCACCAGAATCTAGCCACTTGTGTGGCACTGGCTTGCGGTGATAATAATAATCAGAGGAACCACGGTCGAACGGCGAACCATGCGAAGAATCATAGAGAACGCCTTCAAAAACTTCTATTCCAAGTGTAGTCATAAATTTATTATACTATAGATTGTTGTAAAAAGCAAGCGCCTTTTCCATGGAAGAAAAATTTTTTTTGAGGCAAACTTTTCCTTCGTTGTGTTTTTCTACCTTGAAGGTGAGTGAAAAGCTTTCGTTGATCGTCCAACCAAATAGCTTGCGAGTTTTGCCGTCAGAATCTAATTCCTTAAGCATGCAAGGTCTGCCGTCTCCGACAATCTCGCGAGTGAGTTCATCGATACTCATTGAGATTTACCTTAGTTCTTAACAGCCTTGAGGTCGGAAACGTTAACATAAAACGGAACTTCAGGGTTGTCCTTAAACAAAAGTCGAGCGACACGCTTGCCGTTATGACAGGAGATGTTGCTGACTACAGCTTGAGTTTTATCCTTGTTCCAGTACTGTTTCCAGGTCACGCTTGTTCCGATAACGATTGTTTCTTTCATATAGAACTAGTGTATAACGGTTAATCCAATTTGTAAAGTTTTTTATTCTCTTTAAAATCAATGGTTTAGCTGCAAGTCATTGAAAATAAAAGGAATAAAAATTTTCTCTCGCGCGTATGCATGCATATAATAAGGTGGACTATATTCCTTTTAGAATCAACGACTTGCGCTAAACCATTGATTCTAAAGGCAATTTGGTGCTTGTGGTTGCTCGGACTTCGTGCTATAATAGTTGTATAAGTAATGAGCAACTGGCAAAAACTTTTAGATGCCATACAATACGTCAACGAATATGGTATTGATGTTGAATACATGGGAACGGCGAAGCAGTTGAAGTTTTCGCCTTTCCCTTTTAATGGGTGTGCTTATTTGGACTCGGACCTGGTCGAATTATACGCAGACGATCCTAAGAAAGACGCAGATAAACTTCTGGCAACACTCATTCACGAGTTCGGTCACATAATGGACTACAGAATTCACGACGGCGGAGACAGCGAATGGAAGGCATGGGAAGTCGGAGTATCGATGTTTCCTCCTCAGCTGATTCCCGCTTGTCTTGCCAAGGTCAAAAAGAAATGTCTTAACTATTACGCAGAAGACGGTATATACTAAAATAATGCTAAACTTTGGATATTGTTGTATCAACCTGACGCTTCAGAAATCTGGCGTAGTCACCAGTCGCACAATGCGAAAGGCCACGTTTCTTGAAAAGGGAATTACTTATGCATCACAACTGGCGTTGGCAAACGTTACTGATTTAAAAAAAATTATAGAATGGAACGCTGCGAAAAATGTTAAGGTATTTCGCGTCACTTCTGAACTCTTTCCTTGGTCCAGTGAATATTCCCTATCCGACCTTCCAGATTATAAACGTATCTCTGATGTTCTTCTTGAGTGTGGAACACTGGCAAGAGTTTCAAATATACGTCTTTCGGCCCATCCTAGTCATTTTGTTAAGTTGGCGTCATCGAAAGAAAACGTTGTAAAGGCAGCAATCAAAGACCTAGAAACACATTCAGAGTTTTTTGATCTCATGGGTTTAGAAGCTTCACACTGGAATCCACTGAATATCCACATTGGTTGCTCGTTTTCAGAGGAAGCGTCTGCCAAGTTCTGCGACAACTTTTATCGCCTGTCACCAAATCTTCAGAAGCGACTTGTTGTAGAAAACGACGACAAGGGATCTTGTTACTCAGTACAACAGTTGCACCAGTATATCACAGAAAAGATTAAAACGCCGATTACGTTTGATTATTTTCATCACTCTTTTCACACACAAGGCGTCCCAGAAAGAGAAGCAGCGTTACTCGCAGCACAGACTTGGCGCGACAAGCTTCCTTTGTTTCACTACTCAGATTCAAAGAAGATCTACGAAGAGTTCAGCGGTAATCCTCGCGCACACGCTGATTATATTTACAACAAGATCGTAGAGCATGTACCGTGTGACATTGATCTAGAAGCAAAGGCAAAAGAGTTGGCCTTACTTAAATATCGAAACAACTAAAGAAAAGGGGAGCCGCTTGGCTCCCTTTTTTTACATCACTTTTTATAATCCGTCTTATAAAACCCAGTTCCTACGAAGTTCATACCATACGTCGAAGGAACTTTTTTTATTGAACATTTTTGATTCTCACAACCTTCACACTTGGTTAGGTCTGGATCCGACATCTTCTGAATAACCTCAAATCTCTTATTACATTCAGTACAATCATATTCGTAGATCGGCATTTTATTCTTCCTTGTTGTATCGAATTCTATCTATGATATCTACAACAGTACAAACTATCGCAGCAACCATGAACAACCAGAAACCAAACTTATCTTTGCCACTAAGCATAACCAAAGCTGCCAAGCAGAATGCTATGGCATAAACCTCAGTACGACTAATTCTTTGACACATCTTCTTCTTCCTTATCTAACACATAATTCATCACATCAATCAACAACTTTAGTCCTAAAAGAACAATACTCAACCCAGCAATAATTTCCATCAATACTACCTCAAAGGTATCTTCATGAAGAACGGACAATACTGAGGAGTCTCCAAGTTGTACGGAACTGTGCTATCGTTCAACTTTCTACAACGATACTTCTCCACCGTAAACAATCCACTAGAGTCAACTGTATGGTACAAGTATTTACAACGTCTACATGAGTATGTAATATCTTTGTTTGGACCTTCGGTTAGGTAAGAGCTAGTTGGTTTATTGCAAACCAAACACACTTTATCTGGGACATCTTGGCGATTTTCAATTGGGCAAGTACAGTAGTTCATAATATTTCTCCAGTAGAAGGGGACTGTTTCCAGTCCCCCCAGATTCGTTACTTGATTGGGCAGACTCCCTGATCGCAACCTAGACCTTCTAGGTCAGCGCCTTCGGAAATCATCACATTCGTGAGAGGAAGTACTTTTGCTGACATCTTCTTCCATTCTTCTTCAGTGATCTCTTCATATGGCGCTTGTGCGAAACCATGTTCAGAATGAAGCAAGAACGAAACAGACTTCAGGGAGTTGGCGTAGTTTTCCTTCAGCCATTCCTTGATCGCGGGTAGCTCTTCCTTACGGTAGTAAACAGTGACCGAAACAGCGTTGTCAGACCAGACCGTCTGGATCTTCTTAACCATTTCAAGCTGATCAACAGCTGACATGTCCTTAGCGAGAATTGTATCTTCTCCAAAAGAGCAGGGGAACGAAACAACGCAGGTGGAATGATCTTCTGTGCCATCAAAGTTTTTAGCAAACTCGACGTGATAACCAAGTCCACGGCAAGTAGCAACAAGCGTATCAGAAGAAGACATACGAACGCGACGAATAAAGTGGCGGCTGAATCCAGGATGAACACCAGGGGAAGATCCAGCTAACAGGGAAAGAGTACCTGAAGGCTTTGTTGTGGTAAGACGGATAGATTCGTTCCAACCGTTTTCCTTTGACCATACTTTATCAAATTTACGCAACGCTTTATAAGCATCCGAGAGCCATTCAAGCTTCGACTTCGACTGACAGATACCAGTAATTCCAACACCAATACGCATGTTCTTGTGAACGATCTCAGTTGTTTCTGGGTGAATAAACGGCATCGCACAGATAGCTTTCTGCGTCTTGTACAAGAGCGTTGCACACTCAATCAACTCTTCCTTCGAGCTAATGTTGTTAAGGTAGATCTCTGAAAGGTTGCAACATTCTTTATCTGAAAGAGTAATCTCGGCACAATTATGTACCAAAACTCCGTTCGCAAAAAAATTGTGATTGTGTTCTGTAGTTAAATCGTAGACATCTTGATTTTCTTCAACTTCGATAGATTCTACTTCTAATTCAATAATCTGGTTTTCTTCCATTCTTTTATCTCCTGTGTATATCCTTTTTTTGTATATTGTGCGATGTCATCTATAACTACGATTTTCAACTCTGGATGTTTCTCTTTTAGCATGTCCGCTTTATATCTTCGATTTGTATAAAAGTTTCCTTTTATCTCAATAATAGTAGAATCTCCGATGAAAAAATCTGGTTTATATTTTTCTCCGTTTGTTAGTTGGAAAATTTTTTCCTCGTACCTATAATCAATATCATGTTCGTCTAACCATTTACAATAGATATATTCGTAAGTTGATCTGAGCCAAAGTTTTTGATTTTTCTTGTTTATATAATAACCCTGAACCCCATGATTAGTCTTAACTCTACTTTGTTTACTCGTCCAGTCTCTAAATGGATTGTTTGGATCTTCTTTGGCCTTCTTTGATCTGAACTGCTTGGTCTTATCATAAACAATATTATTTCCTTTGTTTATTTCTATTCTCCAATGATCCTGAAACAGACCACGTAACTGAGAATAACAAACTCCCAACTGTCTAGATATTACCTTTAGGCCATATCCAGAGGAATATATCATGGACATATATTCTACTAGATCAGAAGATAAAGGATGGGCTTCTGCCCACTCTTGTCTTTTAGACTTTGGCATAGTGCATCTTGATGGACTATGCGAGTACAAAACATCAACCCATTCCTTTATCTTACCAAACTTTTCTACATCTAGGTTCTCTATGGTCAACATATACTTAGGCTCCAATCCCTAAGTATATTTATAAAAAACTATTTCTTGACCTTGAAAACCTTATCCCCACTCTTTAGATCTGAAGCAGGAATCCAACCTTTGTCTTTTACAAAGACATGATGGTTTGGAGTCAACTTCAACACCGTACCATCCTTGCATTTGACAGAGATAACATTAGCAAACTCTTGAGTCAACCCACGGTAAACCAGACGTTCATAACTAAGTTCTTTGGTATCGGTGTTCATTGTCAATACCTTAGTATCTTCAATATTAAAGATAATATCTTTCAGAAGCTTATCTCCTTGATCCGTGGTAATCAAAGTATCTCCAGTCAAGCAAGGATTAACACCTTCGCAGTCGTCTTTACGTTCATCGCCAAGGCGACCATACTTTTTAGCTAGCGGGAGATTGAAGAGACCATAAGGTTCGCCGTTGCCTTCAAACCCATCCCATACTGTATTGCTAATTTGCTCATAAGAATCAGCCGAGATTGTATTGTTCGACATGGCTCGCCAGTTAGGAATGTTCCCGAGATCCCAACGCTTTGCACGTAGAAAATGAAAGTCGTCTGGATCACCAACAGCGATTTCAGCAGAGCGACGAACGTTCCCAGCAACCACAACAGAACCAATAATGTTAGCGATGTCTAGAACATCAATAGAACGCAGCTTCTTTCCTTCGCGATTGAGGATAACCTTGCTGATCTTTTCCACTCCTTCAATAAGAATACGCGGACCAGAAGCAGTGCCGCCGAATCCAGCAATAGTCTCACCTGCGCCACGAACAAGAATAGTTGAATAACTAAACGACTTACCTGTCACAAAATATGAATTGAGGATGTTTTTAAGCAGCATCACCCAACCTTCGCGCGAATCGGGAACGATATAGTCTGCGTCTTTAGTAAGCTTATGAGCAATTACAACACCCTTCTTCACCTTTGGTAGTTCGTGAACGTCTTCGCGTTTTACTGAGAAGCCGACGCCTCCCCCAAGCATGAGGTTCTCAAAAATAAAACAGAAGTCTTCGGGCTTACGAATAGCTGTATACCAACAGTTAAGAAGTGAGTTGGCACCAAACCTATCAACAGTCGATGTACCAAGCTGCCACAACATACGGCCAGCGAAGTTACACTTCAGGTTGAACACGAGATCATATAACCGTTGAGCCTCATCAGGAGTATATTTGGCTCCTAGTTTTTGTGCACCGTTTACGCAACGTGCAACAGTCTGCCACCATTCTTCAGTGGTGTTCTCATCAATCTTTCTTGAATAGGTTCTCTTGTAGACGATGTACCCGAGATTACTAAACCCCCAATCGGGCTGCTTCCCAACATACTTCTGAAGGAAGTCCGAAGATAAGATCTCTGAAGTGTAATTCTCTAATGACATTAAATGTTCTCCTGTAAATCGATGATCGGTGGGAATAACTTTGAGATAACCTTTGCGCATTCACGAGCAATCATCATATGTTCTTTTTGTGTACCGTTTTTCTCTCTAACTTCTATATAGTGAAGCCAAGACCTGAGAGTTCCGCTCATGTAGCAACGAGAGATTGTGTTGCCTTCAGGAAGAATAGCTCTGGCTTGTTCTTTGGCCACACCATGTGACACTAGAAACGAATAATCTTCTTTGCATTTTTGAATATGTTCATGTTGTAAATTATAGAAGATTGAACTGATGCGATTACGCTCAAAATAATCTTGATCATTTTGTAGCGCGGCATTTATAGAGATAGAGTTCTGCCGATTCTTTGTATCTTGGAACCGACACTCTCGAATACAGAAGTCTAGCTCCTGCACTGGATCAGCATATCGTTGTGAAAATTCTTGAAATGTAAAAGAACGATGACGAAGAATCTGTCGAATGATGTCTCTGGTAGAAGTAATCTCTAGGCAGACATTTACCATTTCAAAAGGCGAGAAGTGTTTGTGCTTAAGAAGATACTTAATTAGCTTGTCAGCCGTATCCATATTTGACTGGTTAGAAGGATTTGAGACTCGTGCACAGAAGGTAATTAGTTCTTTTAAATCCTTACCATACTTCTCTGGAGCTGGTGAAGTGCTATGCGACACCAGTTCGATCTTCAAAATGTCTTCATACTTTTTATACGATGCCATATTATCTTTTGTATTCTACAGCGTATCCTTCCTTGATCATTCTGGCGTTAAACGAACTAACCCACGGAAAAAGTTGTTCATCTTTGTCTCCAAAGATGTAGCCGAGAATTCTACCGTACTTATCCGATTTATCTAACTCAGTTTTGATAGCAATAACTTTACCTTCAATATTTTTCCTCAAGAAATCGGTAGCCTGAAACGCAGCAATACGTTCTTGTGTGTCTTTTGAATTCATCTCAGGTGCATTGATCTTTGCTAGGCGAACACGGCGTGTGAGCTGGATATGAAACCCTAGATCAATTTCACATTCAATCGTGTCTCCGTCTATGACTCTCAGCACAGTAGCTCTATATGTATACATATTTAATCCTTCTTTTTACAAAATATTTTATAGTCCAAACAATTGAATAAACGCTGCTCCTAACACAACCAAGATAGCAACCACAATCAGAAAAAATTTAATCAAGATATAAACGTCATTAAAAATCTGACCAATCATACTTTTCTCCAAAAAGCAAATTTTGCACAAGCTTCAATACCTTCAAAGGTGTTTTCTTGAATCACCTTTTCATAATTACGACCAGAAAGAGCCATGTCGTTGATGTCTTTTTCTAGCAAACTATTAGGCCAAATAACGAACTTCTTACCAGACGACAACAGCTTTGCCATCGTTTTGCAGATCTCTTTGTTTCTTGGTTCGTTATCAAAGACAAAGATTGGATTAGGGATAGTCGAGAGTACTCTTGAAAGGTCAGATCCAGCAGCAGCAATGGAGTTCTTTAAAAATAGGGAATCCAGCGGACCTTCAACAACGTAGACAGGAGCATCCTTGTTCACACGATCTAAACCATAAATTAACGGCGCATCAGTATTTAGCTTGATAGAGATATAGCGAACCTTTGAGTCCTTAAGAGCTCTTCCTTGAAAGGCGAATAAATTTCCTTCTTCGTCGTAGAAAGGAATCACTAATCTCGGATCATCTTCTTTAAGGTCTGCAAACTTTGGTGAACCCATTTCTTCTACAAACTTCTTGAAGTCTGGGGCAAAGTACAGGTTGCGATAATGACTATCAGGAATATACCTGTCACGAACGTACTTCCTTGCCCAGTGATCTTCTTGTAAGTCTTCTATAGATTGCAGGTTGATCTTTACTTTGTTCTGGAACTTCGGGGGAGCGAACAGAACTGGTTTCTTGTAGTTGTGCTTTCCAGTTTCTCCGTTTAAGAATCGTTCTTTTACATATTCCCTTTTAAGTACTGGGTCAATTTTTTCAAGGAACTTAGAAAACGTTGTTCCATAGCCACAGTTATGACACCTGTAATATAAGTCGTTTGCCTTCTTGTAAATGTAACCTCTTGCCTTTGATTTCTTTTTTTCAGAATCGCCGCAAAAGGGACACCTGAAGTTCCAAAGAGCTTCTCCTTTTTTCTTAAAAAGGGATAGATTAGAAGACGACAGATTTAAATACTTGACATCGATATAAAGGCTCACTTTTATAGTATACCTCCAAAGTAAGTCCAAAGCAAAGAAATATTTTTATAATTTATTTCTTTACTTCGGACCTTTTACACGTTACAATAAGTATGTCGCAAAAAAAGTTATATTAGTTTAGTTATAACTTTGCTAAACTGTAAAATACATGACTTCCGATAACTCCTACTCTTGTTAGTTTCTTACTCCATCTTGGTCTAATCTTTTTTTCGTGAAAAAATGTTGCTCCGTTTGTATTGTCCTTTGTTAGACCATAATACACGGACTCGGAAATTAAAAAAGCTTCCTCCCATTTAGCCTTCTCTGAAATCTTTCTTCTTCTGTTATTCCACCAAGAAAATTGACTTTTTTCAGCAGTTACATCGCACACAGATTTATAGCGTCCTGTATTGTAACGATTCATAACAACATTTGCTACAGCCAATCTACCTTCATAAGATTCTCCTCTTGCTTCAAAATAGACTGCCTGTGTCAAACATGTTAGATCTTGTTTATTTGATCTTGCGATCCCGATACAAGGGGATAACAAAATCATCAACAAGATTTTGATTGTTCTCATTTCGGCTCCTATAAATAGTTTCGAGTGGTTTCCACCCCTCATAATATATATTATATCTCGTAATTACGAAAAGGAATAAATTATTATGACATTTACTATTGGTCAATTAAAGGCTGCAGAAGAAATCTTTGTTGTTCTTTCTAAGGAAAAACTTCCGAGTTTAGTGGCTTTTCGACTAGCTAAGTTTCTACGAGTAGCTGGCGAAGAGTTAAACAAATTTGAACAAAAAAGAAATAATCTTGTTGTAAAGTATGGCGAGGAAAACAAAGAGAAGAGCATCTCCAAGGTTAAAGAAGAAAACCTAGAAAAGTTTAAGGAAGAACTCGAACCTCTGTTGTCAGAATCTATAGATTTTGTATTTAAGAAGTTAACTCTACAAGAACTACAAACTCTGACTCTAACACCAACTCAAGCAGCACAATTAGAACCGTTTGTAGATTTAGGGTAATGGCGATCTAGCCATTTATTCTTTATAAATAGTTTAGAGGAATACTAATGGCTAGACCAAGATCAAAAGAAGAGTTAGCTGAATATTGCCTGAGAAGGCTTGGGCATCCAGTTATCGAAATAAACGTTGACAGGGAACAAGTCATGGAGCGTATCGATGACGCTCTAGACAAGTTTTACGACTATCATTTTGATGGTACAGAAGAACGTTATCTTTTCGTGCAATTACAGGATTCCGATGTAGCAAACGGATATATTCAATTACCAGATATGATTTTCTCTGTTGTTAAGGTCTATCCTTTCGTTGCGTCAGCCTTTCTTTCTGGTACCGATCTTTTCTCTGCACAGTATCAATTTTTCTTAAATGATTTCTATGTAACTCCAGGTATAGCTACTGGTAATCTTCAATATTATAATGCTCTCCGTGGCTATACCGAAACTATTCAACAACAGATGTCTCCTGTAAAGTCGTTTCACTTTAATCGTAAAACAAACAGAATCTACTTTACAGAATCACTTGATATAATCAAGAAGAAATCTGTTGCTCTAATGTTTAAGGTATATGTTAGATTAGAACCTGAGTTGTACCCTGAGATGTGGGACGATTCGTTTCTTAAAGGTTATTCAACTGCTCTTATTAAAAAACAATGGGGCGGTAACCTTAAAAAGTTTGGTAACGTAAATCTTCCAGGCGGGATTACTCTAAACGGAGAACAGATTTATTCTGAAGCCGAAACTGAAATCGAACAGTTGGAACAGCAACTGTACAATGATCTACAGCTTCCAAGCGATTTTATCTTGGGTTAAAATATGCCAACTAACAAATACTTTCAATCAGGCAGAGGTATCGGTTCTTCTTCGGAACAGAATCTACTCCAGAGTATCGCCAATGAAGCGATTCAGATGGCAGGCGCAGACTTTGTTTACATTCCTCGTAATTTAGTTAAGCTAGATGATTTGTTTCAAGAGGACACTCTCTCTTCGTTTACAAAGAACTACAAAATTGAAATGTTGATCGAGAACTATGATGCGTTTTTCGGTATCGGGCCGCAGATAACAAACTTCGGTTTTCAATTAAATTACCAGCTACGTTTGATTTGTTCAAGAGAAAAGTTTCAACAGTATATCGGCAAGACCGCGCCAACCGAAGGAGACCTGATCTATTATCCAACTTCTAACTCACTATTCGAAATTAAGTTTATAGAAGACAAAAATCCTCTCTATCCTCTAGGTTCTCGTCAGTACTTTGTACTTGCTTGTGAAGCCTTTAAATATTCAAATGAAGATCTTGATGTTGGTCAGTTAGATGTTAATTCAGTGAAGCAAGAATATTACAACAACGGCGCAACAGGAATAGGTGATCCTTTTACTAAGAACAAACCTATTGAAGAAATAGCTAATGCAAACGAGGATTGGTCGGAAAACAATCCATTCGGGAAATTATAATGAACAAAAGACCGTTTTACTTTTCTTCTATTCGTAATCTAACAGCTTCTTTCGGAGCGTTGTTTAACGAGATCTATGTCCAGAGATACGACAATACAGGTAAACAGCAAAGCCTTATCAAGGTTCCTTTGTCATATGCTCCTGGTGACAAAACTGTTATTATGTTGCAGCAGAGAAATTCTCAGATACAAAATAACAGTACAGATATCAAAGTCGTTGTTCCAAGGTTGGCCTTTGAATTAACAGGTATTTCTTATGATCCTACAAGAAAAACAAACACACTGAATAAAGTAGTTTATCCAGCTCTTCCTAATATCACGTTTTTGCCTGCAGCTGTTAACACCACGAACAGCACTATAACTATCAATAATCATGGGTTATCAACTGGTAGATCGTTTGTTTATGTTCCTAGCGGAACTGTTATCGGAGGTTTAACTAGTGGAGTAAGTTATTACGCAATTAAAGTAGACAACAATACTATTTCTGTAGCAGCTACTGCAGCTGCTGCTAATGAAGGTTCAAAAATTACTCTTGCTTCTGTTGGTACAGGAACCGTAACGCTTAAGTCTCCGTTTTCTTATCAATATAACCCTATTCCTTATAATTTTGACTTTACTCTTTATGCCTTTGTTAAGTATATTGACGACGGTCTTCAGATTATCGAACAAATCGTACCTTACTTTACCCCGTTCTATACAGTTACTATGAACGATATCCCAGCCCACGGAGTAAAGAGGGACGTTCCGATTTCTTTGACTTCTATCACGTCTGAGGATCAATATCAAGGGGACGTAGCAGACGATAGAATTATTACGTGGACTTTAAATTTTACAGCTGCTGGTTGGGTCTATCCTCCTGTTAAAGATTCCGCTGGTGTTATTAAGGATATTGATGTTAACTTTATTAACTTTAATAACGAACAGGTACTAGCTACAGTTAATATAGTAGTCGATCCTCTTACTGCTAATAAAAACGAACAGTATGATATTATCACGACTATAACGGAAGGAAACTAAATAAGCTATATGGCTGGGATTACTAATCTAACAATCGAAAAGGGTGCAAACTTTGATGTAACAATCACATTAAACGACGCATCGAACAATCCAATCGACCTCACTGAATACACAGCTTCAGCTAAGATGCGGAGTTCTCTTTACAGTCAAAGTGAAATATACGATATAACTTGTTCAATTGTTGCCCCTGCCGCCAACGGGAATATTAGATTGCAGCAAACATATCAATATACTTCTAACATTAAACCTGGTAGATACTTTTATGATGTTCAAATTTTCGATTCTGAAAATAATATTCTAAAAAGAGTTCTAGAAGGAATTGTTATAGTAAACCCTTCTGCTGCTATATATGAAGGAGCGACTGGAATAATCGCAGGGGCAACTGGTTATGATGGAATGAATTTTAATGTCGGTGCAACCAGCTTTTTAAGGCTGCGCTAAAAGGAAATCTAACAAAGGGCGTTAAATGTCAGACATCAAAGTAACAGTAAATACACAAAAACCAGTCGTAAAAGTTTCAGACCTTACTTCTACAGTTTCAGGTAAACAAGGGTCGACTGGTTTTGCTGGAGCAACAGGTGTAGGAGCAACTGGTGTAGGGGCCACTGGGTTTACTGGATCCACTGGATTTATTGGAGCAACTGGTGTAGGAGCAACTGGTGTAGGGGCCACTGGGTTTACTGGATTTACTGGAGCTACTGGATTTGCTGGAGCTACTGGTGTAGGAGCAACTGGTGTAGGAGCTACTGGCTTATTTGGAGCAACTGGGTTTACTGGAGCAACTGGGTTTACTGGAGCAACTGGTGTAGGAGCTACTGGCTTATTTGGAGCCACTGGGTTTACTGGGTCTACTGGATTCGATGGATCTACTGGGTTTACTGGAGCCACTGGTGTAGGAGCCACTGGATTTACTGGGTCTACTGGATTCGATGGATCTACTGGGTTTACTGGAGCCACTGGTGTAGGA